GGCGGCCTTGTCGGCGTCTTCCTTCTGCTTGCGGTAAAACTCGGCGACGGCGGCTTGCGAATCCTCGAACGCCTCGCGGCGACGTTGCTGCTCATCGTCGATCCGCTTGCGTCCGGCCCGGCCCTGCTCATCGAGTTCGCCAAGGAGTCGCTCCTCGTCGTACTTCTTCTGCTGGGCTTCCTTGGCCTTGCGTTCCTCTTCCTTGCGTCGGTCCTCTTCGATCTTGGCGAGCCGTGCGGCCGTGTCCTGGTTGATGGCGACGATGGCATCGGCGGTCGCCTGCTCGGCGGCGATCTTGCTTTCGGCGTTCAACTGGTTGTACTTGTCGGTGATCGCCTGAATGCGGTCCTGTGCCTCGGCCCGGATCTTCTCCTCCTCCGTCATCGTTGCACGGATGGCGTCCTGATTCATCTTGGCCAAGTCGGCGAGGAGTTTGTTTTCCTTGTCCGTGGCGTCCTTGGTGCGGTCGCTTCGGATGCGATTGCCAAAGGCCTTCAGTTCATCGTTGAGTTTCCGCTGTCGATCCAGCAGTTTCTGCGGGTCATCGCCGAACATGCCGAACGACAGCGTTTGCTTGATCGTGTTCCACGTGCTGTAGGAATCTGCCAGGGCGGCGTTGATCTTGGTGAGTTCGTCACCGACTTGCCGCGACGCTGCCTTGGCATCCGCTCTATTGATCGTCAACGCAAAGTCGGACGCGTGATCGTTCGCCGTCTTGAGTTGCTCGATAACGTGCGTGCTGATCGCCTCGCCGATCTTGAAGAACGTACCGGCGACGGCACCCACGGCGAACAACTTGCCGATGAGCCCCTGCACAACCTCGACCTGCTCGCCGTAGGTCTTCTTGATGCCCTTGAGTTTTTCGCCCAAGGGACTGAGCGTCGCCTCCTGCTTCTTGGTCGCGGCGGTCACCTTGTCGGTCGCGGTGACGGCAGTGCCACCGGCCGATTCAATCTGTGCCTTCGCAGCCTCGACCTGACCCGCCACTTTGGACGTGTCAGCCTCAAGGCCCATCGATACCTTGGCGACCTCAGTCACAGGTCACTCCTTACGCCACGGTCGGAACGTCGGCCACGCGGAGAGTGCCCGTCACGCGGACAACGTCATCGACCTTCCACGACAGGTTCAGGCGGTTCCAGAAGGCGGGGAACGTGTACGTGCGGCCCGTGGCGACCGTCAGGACGCACGTGTTGTCCGGCTTGCTGTCGGTCGCGGTGATGTTCCAGGTGGGCTTGGTGATGGCGCCAGACGCCGCCGTCAGGCCCGGCAGCGACGTGCCCGCCGCCTGCGTCAGGTTGCCCGAGCCGCTGAAGTTGTACGTCAGTTCGGAGAAGTCGCCCAGGCGGACCCGCTGCACCAGTCGCGGGGTGGTAATGTCGCCGGTGAAGGTTGGGTCGGTCGCCCCGTCCTCGACCATCTTGAACGTCGCCGCTGCCGCCGCACCCGTGCTAGGCATGGACGGTGCCGTTGCATCGTCGGCCTTGCAGGTGTACGTGCCCGACCACATGCCGATACCGCCGGGCATCCAGCGACGCCACGACGTACTCGGGTCCGTCGGGCCGGTTGCCCCGCCCGCGAAGTACGTGATGTCAATCTCCGGCCACGCGATGTCGATGCTCCACGCGTTGATGTACTGGACGTAGCCGCTGGCGTAGGTCACGTTGCTGCTGATGCCCAGCGGCGTCGTGGTTCGCGGCCAGATGCCGGAGAAGTCCACCGTGCCCGTCCGCAAGCCGTTGATGCGGGCGTGCATGTTGATCGCGGAGCCCGTCGCCTGCGTCACCTCGATTTCGTTGCTTTCGAGGTTGATGGTGGCGAGGTCCGTGGTCATGCGGAGGGCCGTACCGAACAGGTACAGCAGGTCGCCGCTCGCCGCGGTGCAGGTCAGATTGCCGGTTTCGGAAGTGAGCGGGTATGCCATGGGTGGTTCTCAGGGGTTCGCGGCCAGTGCCGACACTCGGAAGGTCGCCGTCATCGTCGCTTGGATCGAATGCTCATCAGTCATCGTCGCGTCGTACGTCCGAACGAAGCAGTGCGACGCCTTGGCAGTGTACCCGTTGGTCGGCAGGACCAGCAGATGCCGGTGAAAGCCGTACGTGGGGATGCGGCCAGTCTGAAGGACGGCGTTGCCGTGCAGCCGGTCCATGACGGCCGTGATGCGGGCGTTGAAGTCCGCCGACGAGGCGTAGTTTTGCACCTGGTCCCACACGGTGAACGTCGCCGTCGCGGTCCACTCGTCGGCCGTCAGCGAGTGGTCCTGCTCGAGGCGGACGCCGACCAGCAGGTAGGGGTAGGTGATCGCCGCGGGCGTGCCGAACACCGAGTAGGCACCGCTGATGATGTTCCACGCACCCGAGGCGTACAGCCCGCCGGCGCCGGTGTCGGCCTTGATGCGGTCGAAGATGGCCTGGTAGATGCTGGACAGGATCATGTGGGTGCCCCCGGTGCAGGCTTGAACGCCTTGCGGATGATGCTTCGGAAGCCTGCACCGAACGCCTTGACCATGGCTATTTGGTTGTCGCGGTTGCGGGCGGCCGGTCGGAGGAACGGACGAGGCGGCATCCGCACGGAGCGAACCAGCACAAACATGATTTCGGGCCGCTTGCGATTGCGGGTGATGAGGAACTTCTTGCCGAACATGGTGGCAAACTTCAGGCCCTTGGCATCCTTCAGCGACTTGTACTTGGCCCGCAGCCGTGCCGCCCGTTCGTTGACGGGCACGGTCAGGTACTTCTTAGTCGTGGGCTTCAGGATGCCGCCCAGTTCGTGGATGCGGGCATACTTGACGTTCGTGCCGACGATCGCCTTGCCGTTCTTTGCGGGTGTGGCCGTGATTGAGCGTTGCAGTTCACGCGTTCCAGTACCTGGCGGACCACCGGCAGGTGCCGGGTGGTATTGGACGGTCTTGACAAACAAGTTCTTGATGAACCGCACGCACTGCGTGGCCGCACGATCGACGCCATGGTTGGCCGCCTCGCCGAGCAGTTGCTGCAGCCGTGGCTTGTCCAGTTGCATGATTGTCCTGGTCACGCGGAGGGTCATCAGTCTTGGTCTCTCTCAAGGGTGACCACGTAGACCACGCCCTGCAGGATCAGGTCACGCGGCTGGCCCGCGACCCGGTACTGCACGCCGTTGATGATGACCTTGTCCTTGGGCGTCACGCCCCATGCGGCCCCGGCGGTCGTGACGGGTGCGCAGTACACCTCGAAGATCTTGGTTGTGGTGTCGCGGCCGTAGACCAGACCATCCGCGGCCGAGCCCGGTTGTACGCTGCACGCCACCGAGAACGACGCCGTGCCGGGAGATGTGCCACGCGGTACGCCGTCATTGGCCGTCGCCCATGTCGTGGTGTACACGTCCATCGTTTGCTTGAGCAGATGCCACGGCGTGTTCGCCACGTCACGCCCTCCCGGTGTTGTACGCTCGGATCAGTTCCGCCTTGATGGCCGTGGTCTTGGCCGGGTCCATGTTGGTGTAGGAGTACCCGCCGAGGCTCTCGGACTGGATGCCCATGTTTCGGCCGCGGGCGGCATACGCCAAGTCCGTGAGCCGGTAGCAGGCCATCTTGATGTCCGCCGGGATCGTCGCGTAACCGCCGGTGTACACGACCTCGACGTTGTCGAAGCCCTGGTCAAACCACGGCTGCACGCTGAAGGTGGCGTTGACCGTGCCGAACGCCGTGACGGGGAACCGGCCCATCTTTGGGTCGATGCGGGACAGCACGCCGCTGTCGCCGTTCACGCGGTAGGTGTCGGAGTCGAGCACTTCGGTGTCGCCGCCCGCCGTGTAGAGCGTGACGCTGGTGATGCTGGTTACCGGCCACTCGATGAGTTGGATGGTCTGCTCGTCGTTGCCGTCGTACCGCTCGGTGCGAGACTTGCTCTCAAAACCGTCGGTCAGGTTCCGATCGCACAGACGGCGGACCTCCATCGAAACGGCGTCCACCAGGACGGTGAGCAGGGCGTCCTGTGCGGTGCCGGTGATGCCCGCCCAGACCTTGTACTCGGCAATGCTGATGAGGCTGGCCATGAAGCCCGGCCCGTTGCTTTCGCCGCGGGCCGAGGGTGTGTGAGCGAGAGAAAATCAGACGGCCACGACCACGCGACCCAGCAGCGAGGACGAGTTGCCGAGGTTCTGCGAGGCCGAACGCTCGACTTCCGTCGTGCCGGTCACGCCCTTGGCGCCGTGCAGGCCGATCCAGATGACGCCGTAGAGCGTCGTTCCGGCCGCCGTGCCGACCACACGCAGGTAGCGGCGGACGCTGCCGCCGGTGCGAACGTGCAACAGCCACTGCTTGTTGTCGCCAGCAGCCGCCGTAGGCAGAGCCGTGCCGCTGAAGGCCGCACCGGTCAGGTCAACCCAGTCGGTGTTGTTGTCCGAGTGCTCGATCTTCAGGCCGGTCATGTTGGACTGAATGTCGCCGATGGTGACGATCGCAGCCGCCTCGCCGATGCCGCCGAGGACGGTCGTATCGAAGGCGACGCCCGTGTTCGCCGCCGAGATGGAAAGCGGGCCACCCGTCGAGGTGCCGCCCTGGATGTACGCGTTGAGGAGAACGTTCATGAGTCAGGTTCCTTTCGTTGTGGCGTCTATCAGGCGCCCTGGATGCAGACGATGGGGCCGTAGGTCGATCCGCGGCCGTCGCCGTGAATGTCCACGCAGAAGCGGCTGGTGCCGCGGACGGCCAGGCTGTCGGCGTTGAAGTAGAACTGATCCGAGGTCTGGATTTCCAACTGGCGACGGTCGCCCAGCATGGTTGCGCCCGTGAAGTCGCCGAAGTAGCACGACTTGACGTTGCTGCCGGTGGCCTTCGGCATGACCT